GTCAAGAAGATCTAGCTCTTCCTTTTCTTAAAATCCTTGGACAACTTTCACCAGAAGTTAATAAACGTGATGGTAAGTATGTCGAAGGTGCAGAGCCAGGAATGATTTTTAATTCTGTCTCTGGAGAGTTATATGATGGAGTGAAAGGCATAAATGTCATTCCTGCATTTTATAAACTTGAATATATCGAATGGAAAGATAGAGGAGAAGGACCAGGTGCACCAGTTGCAATCTATGATTCTTCATCTGATGTCATGTCTAAAACAAAACCAGATGCAAACTATAAAGATAGATTACCTAATGGTAATTATATTGAAAAGACTGCATCGCATTTTGTAATCATAACAGGCGATAGTCCATCGACTGCATTGATATCTATGAAATCTACTCAATTAAAAATTAGTAGAAAATGGAATTCAATGATGTCGGGAATCAAACTAAAAGGTCAAAACGGTTTATTTACACCGGCATCTTTTAGCCATATTTACAGACTAAAAACAACCCAAATGTCAAATGATAAAGGCACTTGGTTTGGTTGGGAAGTAAGTAAGGTTGGACCCATAACTGATCAACAACTTTATCAACAGGCGAAAGCGTTTTCTGAAAGCATCTCTAAAGGTGCTGTGAAAGCGAAACACGGCGAAGATAAACCGAAGGATCAAAGCATTATCTAATTCTCTAAGAGAATGAGTGCACAATGTGGGCCTGGAGGGAGACTGAAAGGCCCGCACAAACTAAAGTTATGGATAATAGATATATAAAATATTTTGATGGCTATAGGGCGGCGTATGGTCTAGCTGACTTCGATGATCCGAAGGCATTTGTAGACCCAGAAAGCGGAAAGAAAAAGCCAGTATACAGATGGAATTACGAACCTTTAACTGAAAAGGTTTACGAAGCTCATATAAAAGGTAGTTTATCAATTGGTATTCAACCTTGTAATGAGAATAAAGAAGTGAGATTTGGGGTTATAGATGTTGACCCTAAAGACTATGATGACTTTAATAAAAAATTTTTTATAGATGTAATACAAAATTATCAATTACCTCTAATACCTATTGAATCTAAAAGTGGTGGATTACATTTATGTTTATTCATGGACCACTTTACAGAAGCAAAAGCAGTTAAATCTTTTTTAATTAATCTATTGCCATTATTTAAATTAAAACCAGACTGTGAAGTTTTTCCTAAACAAACCGAACTAACTACGGACGAGGAAACAGGGAACTTAAAACCAGGACAATTTATAAATCTTCCCTATTATGGTGGTAAAAGAAGAGCATTAAATGTAGATGGAACACCATTTGATATTGAAAAATTTTTAAAAGTAGTGGAAACTAATTTAGTTTCTAAAGAAGACCTAACAAAAATTACAGAAAACATAGACCAAAAAATATACCAAGGAGTGGATGGAGATTTAATAGATGGTCCACCATGTCTAGCAGATATATCTAAGGTATCTAATAAAGAAGGTTTTGATGGTAAAGATAGATTTATGTACAATTATCACGTCTTTGCTAAAATGAAATACCCTGATGGCTGGGAACAGAAAGTTAAGAATGCTCCTGTTAAATTTTTTGAAGAACGACATGCAAATGCATGGGACGATAAAATATTAAGTGCTAAATTAAAATCGTGGAAAAGATCTGACAAAGGATATACCTGTACTCAAAGTCCACTAGCTGACTTTTGTAAGAAAGGTATATGTGTTAAGAAAAGATTTGGGGTACTGGCTGGATCAAAGGGATCATATCCGATACTGACTAACCTAAGAAAGATAGAAATTTTTGAAGAACCTGAATACGAATTTGATGTCACTAAACCAGATGGTATCGCAACAGCAACAGTACATTGTAAATCAATTGAACATTTAAACGATCAACGTAAACGTAGAAATGCAATAGCAAAAGCAGCAGGATTTTTACCACCGCTTATTAAAGGTGAAGAAGAACAAACAGTAATGGATGAATTATATAAAACACAGAAAGCAGTACAACCACCTATAGGGACTTCACCTAAAGAAAAATTACATGATGTTTTACATGCAAAAATAAATGGACCTAAAGCATCTACTGATGCAGCATTTAAAAGTGGCTCAGTATTAATAGAAGGTGAGTATGCATTTTTTAAATTTGAAAAGTTTTATGACAGATTAAGAGCTAAAGATTGGAAATATAAAGAAGAAAAAACAGGACGAATAATGGAGACTACATACAGGGAATGTGAAATACAATTCCTGGACCAAAAAAGATTTCCATCTAAAGAATCTGGTAAATATAATTCTTCTACCAAGAACGTGGTACAAATAAATGTAAAATCATTTGAAGAGGTACCAATATATCATACAAAAATAAAACATAAGACGGAGATAATGTGATTAGTAGAAAAATATACGGGCCTCCGGGAACAGGAAAAACAACAAAACTTTTACAGTATGTACAAACATTTCTTAAACTTGGTACACCTATAGATAAGATAGGATATTTTGCATTTACCACCAAAGCAGCAAACGAAGCTATAGATAGAATGTTGGATTACCACACAGCTTTTCAAAAAAAAGATTTAAAATACTTTAGAACTCTTCACTCTCTTGCTTTTAATAGATTGGGTATGAAGAAAGCTCAGGTTATGCAGGACGAACATTACGAAGACATTGGTAGAAAAGTAGGTATTGAAGTTACAGTTTATTCTAATGGTCAAGAAAATACAGGATTTGTAGACTCAAATAGTGAATATTTTAATCTAATAAACGCAGCCAGAATTAAAGAAATATCAATTGAAAATGAATACAACACTGGAATGTATTCTTATGAATTAGAAAAAAATTTATTACATATTTTAGAGGGAGAACTAAATAACTATAAAGAATCCTTTAAGCTTTACGATTTTACAGACATGATTGAAAAATTTAATGTGGCTAAATTGTGTCCGAAATATGATGTAGTTTTTGTTGATGAGGCACAAGATTTATCTCCAATACAGTGGAAAATGGTAGATATTCTGCGGAAAAATTCTAAATATGTTATACTAGCCGGGGATGATGATCAAGCTATTTATGGCTGGGCCGGTGCAGATGTACTTAAATTTATAGCCACACAATCTAAAAAAGACATTATTTTGCCACAATCTCACAGGGTTCCTAGGAGTGTACAAATCATAGCTGATAAAATTCTAGACCGAATTCCAGATGACAGAAGAGTTAAAAAAAATTGGAAAGCACGAGACGAAGAAGGAATGGTGGACCATATTACATCAATTGAAGATGCACCTTTAGACAAAGGTGACTGGTTAGTACTTGCACGAACCAATGATAGGTTAGAAAAACTTAAACCACTTTTAAAAGATATGGGTATTTATTTTCAATATAAAGGTCGTAAAAGTTTTACTTCTTCATTGTTTAGAAGCATTCTAAACTACACAAGATGGCAAAATAAAGGGGATAAATTATCTTTAAGTGAATTAAAAGATATTTTTGAATGCACTCAATCTTATTATACAGTTAACGAAGAAAGATTATATGATCTTACAGAATTTGGATTTAGTAATACTCAAAGATGGTATGATGTATTTAAAGCAAATCCAGATGAATGTTTATACATAAGAGAAATGTTGAGACAGGGAGAAGAATTAAACAAAGATGCGAGAGTACAGTTGTCTACAATTCATTCTGCAAAAGGTGGGCAAGCTACAAATGTTTTATTAATTTTAGATAATACAAAAACAATTAGAGAAGCAGTAGAAAAAAGCGACGACAAGCATGATGAAGAACAAAGGGTTTGGTATGTAGGTGTTACACGTACAAAACAAAATTTATATATAATGACAGCTAAAAGGGAGGACAGAGGATATGACATTGAAAGTTTGGGATAAAAAAATATGAAAAACCCTTGGTCAGAAGAAGCTCGCAAAAGAGCAAGAAAAAAATGGAGAAAGAGTGAAAAAGGTAGAGCGTGGGACAAAGCATACTATCAGAGACCAGAAGTTAAAGCAAAAAGACATGAAAAATATATTCAAAGTTTAATTAAGGAGTGTAAAAAAGATGACATCGAAAGTTTGGGATAAACAACACGGCGGATCACATTATCAAAATTTTAAAATTCAGCCTAGTAAATTTGTGGTTGAGAATGAGTTGCTCTTCCCGGAAGGATGTGCTATAAAATATATCTGTCGTCACAGACTGAAAGGAAAAAGGGAAGATATATTGAAGGCCATACACTTTTTAGAAATGATATTGGAAAGAGATTATCCAACTCAACAAGAAAAGCCAAAACAAAATTCATGGGGGATCGTAAATGAAGATTCCTAAGTTCGAAGCACAAACTGAATGGGTTAAACCTACAGAATTTCCAGACTTAAGACAAGTAGATGAGATAGCAATAGATTTAGAAACAAAAGATCCAGACTTAATTAAAAAAGGATCTGGTTCTGTTATTGGTAATGGTGATGTAATTGGTATTGCGGTTGCAACTAAACATTACAAAGGTTATTTTCCTATAGGTCATGAAGGTGGTGGTAACATGGACCGTAAAAGAGTTTTGGGTTGGCTAAAAGATATATTAGAATCTCCATCAACAAAAATTTTTCACAATGCAATGTACGATGTTTGTTGGCTTCGTGCACTAGGATTTAAAATAAACGGCGACATTGTTTGTACAATGATTGCTGCAGCAATTACTGATGAGAACAGATTTCGTTATGATCTCAATAGTTTATCGTGGCACTACCTGGGTTATGGTAAAAACGAAGCTGCACTAGCAGAAGCTGCTGAAGAATGGGGAATTGACCCTAAAGCAGAGATGTATAAGCTACCTGCTATGCATGTTGGATCTTATGCAGAAAGAGACGCTGAAGTTACATTTGGCTTATGGCAGGAGATGAAGAAAGAGATTATTAGCCAGGATTTAGAGGACATATTTGACCTCGAAACAGAACTGTTTCCATGCCTGGTTGACATGAGATTTAAAGGTGTCCGAGTAGATGTAGATAAAGCTCATACAATGAAAAAAGAATTTAAAAAAGCAGAACATGAATTACTAAATAAAATAAAAGGAGAAACAAATATTGATACACAGATATGGGCGGCAAGAAGTATAGCTAATGTGTTTGATGTATTAAGATTAGAATATCCAAGAACAGAAAAAACAGAAGCACCATCATTTACTAAAAATTTTTTACAAGAACATAAACATCCCGTTGTTAATATGATTGCTAAAGCAAGAGAGATTAATAAAGCTCACACAACTTTTATTGATTCTATTTTAAGATATGAACATAAAGGAAGAATACATGCAGAGATAAACCAATTAAGAAATGCAGGAGGAGGTACAGTAACTGGAAGATTTAGTTATCAGAACCCTAACCTTCAGCAAATTCCTGCAAGAAACAAGGATCTTGGACCTAAGATTAGATCATTGTTTATTCCTGAAGAAGGTTGTAAGTGGGGAGTCTTTGATTACTCACAACAAGAACCAAGATTAGTAGTACACTATGCGTCATTATATAAACTACCATCAGTCTATGATGTTATAGATGCATACAACACAGACTCAAGCGCAGATTTCCACCAAACAGTAGCAGACATGGCTCAGATACCACGTTCACAAGCGAAGACAATTAACCTTGGACTATTCTACGGAATGGGTAAGGCCAAGCTTCAAGCAGAATTAGGTGTTACTAAAGAAAAAGCTGCAGAATTATTTAACACCTATCACCAAAGAGTACCGTTTGTTAAACAGTTAATGGAGAAAGCTTCTAACAGGGCACAGGATAGGGGACAAATCCGTACATTGCTAGGACGACTATGCAGGTTTCACTTATGGGAACCTAATCAGTTTGGTATGCATAAAGCATTGCCTCACGAAGAAGCACTCAGGGAACATGGACCAGGGATCAGGAGAGCTTACACATACAAAGCATTAAATAAACTAATTCAAGGTAGTGCTGCTGATATGACAAAAAAATCTATGTTAGAGCTTTACAAAGAAGGTATAATACCTCATATACAAATTCACGATGAATTAGATTTGTCTATTGAAAATGAGGCACAAGCTAAACGAGTCATCGAGATTATGGAAAACGCGGTTACACTCGAAGTGCCTAACAAAGTTGACTATGAATCGGGTGATAACTGGGGGGAGATAAATGATTAATGGCTTACTTAAATGCAAACATACCTGTCATCGAATGCTATGTCAGAGGAAACTATCTTCGAGATCAAAAAGATTCACACGATAAATATTTTACCTGCACTATATTTGGTTTTAGTTCTATTCCAAACTCAGTACCATTGTTTCATTTTATGATGGAGGATGGTGGTCTATGGTGGCGTGCACCTATTTCTGCTTTCTGTAAAAAACCTGGTGTTAAAGAATTACCATTAGATGAATTAATGATGTGGGATTGCTTTAGCTATAATGTAGCAGTCACAACTTTTTATGAATTAGCTGGATCCAAAATGAAATACATATCAAGACGTAAGAAGTATAGAGAAGGAACATATTTATTTACTATTGATTGGTGTGGCGGAGACTTTAATGAATTAAATTTTGGTTATTCAGAAAAACCTGATCAACATAAATGTGGTCATGTAATTGAATTAGACGACGGAAACTATGCAATACAGCCAAATAATAGACTAAGAGTATTTGATCCATCAATGGGTAATGACCCATCAAAAACCTTGATTAACAGACTAGTAACTAGTAAAACATGGTCAGTTGAAAAAACTTCTAAGTGGATAACTGACGAGCATGAAGAAGGTTCATATGATTATCAACTTAGAGAATTGGAGGAAAACAATGATAAATAAATACAAAGATAAATTTATGGTTTGGCAACTACACAACAGAAGAGAAATCATCTGTGCTGTTGCAGGATTCATCGTAGGTGCTTTAATATTCTAATTTATGTCTGGAGATTGTGCTTATGGATTACAGATACACAGCAATACTAATAATATTGTTATGTTTACTGGCTTTTTTCTTAAAGCCGGTACAGCACACTCCATTGAAAATTGAGTTAAAAGACTATATACTTCCTAAACCTAAACCAAAACCAATTGACGAAGAGGCGGAATGGAATGCTATTGATTGATAAATATATTATGAAGTGTTGTGACTTTTTAGACAAAAGTATTATGTGGGTAGAAGGATTATTCGCGCCTAAATGTAAATGTAAAAAGAAAAATTCTAAGAGAACTTACAAATATCAAAAGGATCATGCAACAGACGTGTCTTTTGAAAACGAAATAAAATACGACTAATGATGGAAAAAATTTTAACGATGTTGGTTGGACTCCTAATTGCATTAGGGGGCTGGTCCTTATCTAGAACTTTTGAACTGTCAACTATTCAAGCAGTACATGAGAATCAAGTAGAAAAACTTGAAAGAAAAGTAGAAAAATTAGAAAATCAAATGGATCGTATGATGGACTCTGATAAAGAGATCATGGACCAACATAAAAAACTATTTGAGAAACTCGAATCAGGGAACACGGGGTATTCATATAACTAATGGCACTTAAAATTTCAGAAGAAGCAGCAGTACAAATGCCTATGAAGACGGTAGCTTCGTTGATCATGATGGTCGCGATTGGAACCTGGGCTTACTTCGGTATTATTGAGACTCAAAACCGACTTTCCACGCAAGTAGAATTAATGCAAAAAGATTTAGTAGAGAACACAGCATTTAGAATAGGATGGCCGCGTGGAACTTTAGGAAGTCTTCCCGCGGACTCAGAACAATTCATGCTTATTGAAGAATTGTATAAGCAAGTAGAAAAATTGCAAGTACAACAAGAGTCTGGAATGCATAATAAAGTTAATATAGAATTTTTAACAAAACAATTAGAGAAAGCTTTAGAAGATATAGAAAAACTTAAAGACTCTAACAGAGAAATACATTATAAAAACGGTAACGGAGGATGAAATTTTGGAAGAGATAGTAATAGCATTATTGATGATAGTCAATCAGGAAATCAAGGAACACAGGATACAACCTTCAATGTCGACCTGTCTGAAGGGTAAGAGGGTTGCCGAACGTGAATCTAAAAGTCACGTGCAGTATCAATGCATCAAGTCATTGGCTGAGACAGAAATATACTTAGGTGAAAAAAGTATTGTCAAGCTTATATTAAAATAATGGATAAAAAAGCGTACGCTTTTTTTCTCAAGAAAAATAGACCTAGAAATAAAGTAGCACAAAAATTAAGGGATGGACGTTATCATCAGCGTGTGGTAAAGAATAAGAAAGCATATGACCGAAAAAAGTATAAGATGGACAGCTGAAATAGTCACTGGAAAATGCCCGTCTTGTGATGAACTCACAAGTTTAGTGGGGATTACTAAAGAATTTTATAGATGTATGACATGTGGTTCTGATCTTAAACAACATGTAAATGGTAAGATTGCTTATTTACCTGTAATACATCCGCCTGATGGCACAAAACCGTTTGTTAGAGACTGGTAATGGCTAAGAAAAAAGGCAACCTATACGGCAAAAAAATAAAGCATGAACCTATATTTCACAAAACAAGTATAGGTAGAAATCCTAGCAAAGCAAAAATGAACAAATCCCGTCGGCGTTCGTGGAAAAAATATCGTGGCCAGGGAAAATAATACTTGACTTAAATCCCACAAAATACTATATATACAGAAAGAAAGGAACATTATGATAGATAAATTAATTAAAAGAAATGATAAAGCTTTTGAAGAAACAAAAGAAAAACTTGAAAAGCTTCTTTCTGTTGAAACAACTACACCAGAAGAACATAGAGATGGACTGTATCAACAAATAGAAAAAGTTGTAGATCAATTGTCCTTACTTCATCGGAGAGGAGGATTTTATGAGTTTAAGAAAACTAACAATAACAAGCAAAAACATTAGTGCTAAGCAGTGGACCAATTTATTAATTGAATTGAATTTAATTAAAGAAGCATGGAAACCTTATGCAAGATTAGAGCTACAGGCACCAGGGCTCAAGAAAATAATTGCTTTTGGAAGAAAGACAGGAGATGACAGAGAAACTAGACGAACTAGCTAACCTTTGGGAAAAAACGAAAGACCCAAAGTATAAAGATCTTTGGTATAAATTAATAAAGGAGTTTGCAAATGGACCTAATAATTTGGAACGACGGACTGTATCAACTGATTCCAGTTACAAAGAAGATAATGGAAGGAATAGTCCTAACGGCTGATATAGATTGTTTCGATCTATGTGAGATATTGAGATTAAAACTAACAGGTTATGTAATTGAATTAAATTTACATATCATGAACGATGGCAGTGGAAACTGGATCGGTTGTATGTGTAGATAACAAGATAGAAAAGGACCGGCGTCCAAATAATGCCTCGCGCTATTCCCTGTACGTCAAGCTGTGACCCCCGTTATGGTAGGGGTAGCCTCGGAGCCTTTGCTCTTATAGGAGTACGTGCACGGAAACTATAAGAGTTAATATGAATAATAAATTAAGTATGAGCGGCGGATACACAAGTAAATCTAATATAAATTTGGTGTTCATTAACTTCAACTCTTCCAAGCTCTTTCATTTTTTTAAGCGATTCTTCATAACCTGCCAGCATGCAGTCGTACATACTGTCATAATGTTCAGGCCACTCATAGGGCTGCAAACAAGAACCCTGGATATAACTACACATAATTAAAGTTAATAATATTTTCATTGACACCTATTGTAAAACATGAGATAAATCCCATATGATTAATAAAAACAAGAAAGGAGTATAACAGTATATGACTGATATAACAAAATATAAAAATGTGTCATTATCACATAAGACCTATGACGCAATTGATATATTAAGAAAAAAGATAGTTCCAAATACAATACTAAGCAGATCACAAACTATAAATATTTTAGTGAATGAGAAAGTGAGGAAGTTAAATGGAAAAATCAAAAAAGAAGACTAAAAAAGTAATTTGCCCGACGTGTAAGGGCAATGGATATATAAGAATACCATACAAACTAGCGAGAGAAGAAATAACAGCGCAGTGTGGTGTCTGTGATTCGGAAGGAGAAATAGATGCTGAACAACGTGATGATATTTATATTGATGCTGATGGTATTCACAGGTTGCAGTAAAATGGACCTAGATCCTAATCCATTAACAACCATAGGGAGGGCAATAATAACATATGACAATGACTGAAGATGATATCGAAAGAATCAATAAACGAGGTCCTAATGATCTTGAAGAAACAATTAATAAATTAAAAAAACAAGTAGAGTTTTTACAAGGTAAATGTAGGCAAGCAGGTTCCGCTATCATAGATCAAGAAATAACTATTAATGGTTTAAAGAAAGAAATTGATAGATTGTCCGAAGAAAACTCTAATTTAAGTTTAATAAAAGGAAACAAGAATGGAAAAGAATAAAAAAGTAGAAATAAAATACCAGGTTCTACAATGGGGCCCCTGTATTGTTCATTTAAAAATTTCTGAAGAATTTCAACAGAAGTTATTGAAGGGAGCAGAAGAAGCTAGAAAAACTAAGAAAGATTTTAGGTCTCAATTAGCTGGTATCATTAAAGAAGAATACTCTTACGAAGATAGAAAAGAATATGTAGATGAGATTGGACAGTTCTTAACTGTCTATGATGAAGCTTATCAGAAATGGAAAGGTGAAAAGTATAAAGTTAAACCAGAGTATATGTTAAATGCTTTATGGGTTAACTACATGAAGAAGAATGAATACAACCCGCCGCACGACCACTCAGACTGGCTTTCATTTGTAATATTCTTAAAGGTACCAGAAGAAATAACCAAGGAACAGGAAGAGTTTGTAGGAAACTCCGCTGGACCTGGAAGTTTATCTTTTTTATATGGTGATGGTAATAGACAATCTATTACTTATCAATCTGTTAAACCTAAAGATCGAGATATATTTATATTCCCGGCATGGATTAAACACTACGTTGCACCGTTTTATTCTGATGTAACTAGAATATCTGTCTCAGGAAACATTTCTAATTCAGCTTTGTTAAGTCACATAAGACAAGCTAATGAAATTATTGCTAAAAAAACAACTAAACAAAAGGAGTAAATATGCAAAAACTAAGTATGAAACAATTTATTGAAGCGGCAACAATAGAGCCTAACTTTGATAAATACCCACAAGACAGAGACAATAAAAACAAATTAACTTTTACAGACTATGGCGATGAACAGTCAATGAACTGCCCTATCTGCGAATTCTCATGCACACATATTACAGGTGTT